CGAGGTCCTCTACTGCACAGTCCGTAGACTGATGTGGAGAGAGATCTCGCGAGTTCTCCATGTATTGCTACATGGGTATTACGGGGTTCCGCCCCGGCCCTGTGGCTAATCACCACAGGAGGGCATACGTATGTCATCTGGATCCATACCGGATCACTACATCGGGAATTACAGAAACTCTCGGACGTGGACTGGGACTAATAACCCCAAGCCTCCGTTCGGTGAGCACCCGTACAGTCTTACGATGTATGCGGTTCAAGGTGACAAGTCAAAAATCGTCGAAAAAGACGGTTATGGCAATTGGTATGCCTGGTACGGCTATCTCCCAAGTTGCAATCCGGAGATAGCTCGTACATTCCTTGATTCGACTGAGGCAGACTTTCGTTGCCAGTCGAAGATGACCTCCGAAGTCCGTGCGTTCAATTCCGCAGTATTCGCAGCAACACTTGGCCAAAGTATCGGCCAGATTGTACATGCGTCTACCTCGGTGTTGCACGCCGCCCTCGCTGTGAAGCGAGGTGACTTAAGTGGTGCCGCTCGCGTTTTATTACGAGCTGGTACCGGGGAGGGCTACAGACGCTCGCGCCTTATGGCATGTCGACGTAAAGCCTTATCACTTTCAGATCCCGCCCAGCAGTGGCTTGCCTTCCAATACGGTTGGCTGCCATTTATGTCGGACGTGTATGAGGGTGTGGCTGCGGTCAAAGCCATGCGAGAAGAAGCTAAGCTCATCACACGTGTACGCGCAGTGTCCAAGGACACTTACACGCCCGCGAATCAGCGGTTATCGTGTAGACGTGAGGCACGTGTATCAAGGAAATATGTATTACAAGAGCCGCCCTCGACCAACCTCACAATGGGTCTAATCGATCCATTGAGTGTTGCGTGGGAACTACTTCCGTTTTCTTTTGTAGCGGATTGGTTCCTTCCTGTTGGTGGGTTCCTAGAGAATATGTCAGTACTTCCATTTCTCCAAGGAACAGTTATGAAGGGTGTTATGCTGCGCAACTCTCTTGATTACGGGAGTATAAACTTCACGCAGCAAGGCGCTTTTAGCTTACAGTATATCTCAGAAGGGTCGTGTCACGCATGTTGCGTGAAGTACGATCGGACCGTTAGTACTGTAGCCCAGGACCAAGTTACACGGCCGTCTTTTAAGCCGTGGGCAAAGTCTCTAAGCGAAGGCCACTTGAAGAATGCGGCAGCGTTAATAATTTCGCTGCTGTCCTCCGTACACCGGTAGATTTCCTATCGGTACAACCTAACTGGAGTTACAAATGAGCTCACAAGCCAACATCACCGTCTATGACGGTGCCG